CTTATTATTATCTTATAGATTAGCGGCATGTTATAGATATGATATAAAGCATTTATTATATATTTATTAACAATAGAATACCAAAACAATGGCTGGAGGGCTCATGCAATTACTTGCCGTTGGCACACAAGATCAATATATAACTATATCACCTGAAATGTCATATTACAAGCAGGTGTTTCGTCGGCATACAAATTTCTCGATGCAGGGTGTTCGAAATACATTTGCGTCGTCTCCTACATTAAATGGGACTGTCCATGGTACTTTTACGTCAAAGATAGGTCGCGTAGGGGATTTATTATCAGATATATTTCTATCTTTTCAATTACCGGCGATTTATTCGAATATTACAGATAATATTACAGATGACATGCGTTTCAGATGGATTCCGAATGTAGCTAATTATATGTTATATACATATTCGGTGAGCATTGATACACAACTTATTGATCAGAGATGGGGTGAATGGCTTGATATATGGAATGAATTGACATTATCGACTGATAGACAATATGGGTATCAAAGGATGACGGGAAATACTGAGGAATTTATAGGACCCAAGTCATTGAATCCGTTAGTTATATTAAACGATAATAGATTTAAGTATTCTTATTATCCTAAAGCGACTGCGACGACTCCTTCGATACCGAGTAAAATATTATATGTTCCACTTGATTTTTGGTTCTGCAAGAATCCCGCGTTAGCTTTACCACTTGTAGCGCTTCAATATCAGACAATAAACGTAACAATAGAATTCAGAGGTGCAGAAGATTTATATCAAATATATGATATTGTATCTGGTCAATATTATAGTCCCAATGGGTATAGAGCACTTCCATATTATGATGGGAGAGATGTATCAATTTCGCGTTTTATAAAATATGGAGGTGGCGGGGCTGCTACGGTTGATTTAAATGCATATTTAGAATGTAATTATATATTTTTAGATACAGTTGAAAGAAATACGGTTGCTGCGACAAGTGCAGATTATTTAATAGAAAGAGTATATCGTACGAATCTCAGTGGTATTACACAAAATGCTCAATCAACTGTAGATATAATAGTTGCGAATCCGATAAAAGAATTTATATGGATTTTAAGAAGAAGCAGTGCAAATTTATACAATGATTGGGGTAATTATACTGGAGCGACTCCCGAGAATGCAAATTATCCAACGTTAAATACAGGTAAAATATTATGGAATGGCGCGGAACGTTTTGAAGATAAACCAGGAGCATATTTTAATTTATTACAGCCATATCAGTATCATACGACATGTCCACGTGAAGGAATATATTCATATAGTTTTGCATTATATCCAGAGAAGTTACAACCATCTGGTTCATTTAATGCATCTATGATAAATAAAATACAATTATATATAACAACGAATCCTACATCTGACGGTTCTGATTATGAAATATCAGTATATTCATTATATTATAATATTTTCCGCGTCATTGGTGGATCTGGCGGAATGGTATTTACAAGTTAATATAACTATAACTATAACTGAAATATAACTATAACTGAAATATAAATGAAATATAATATAAATATAATATATAGAAAATGAATTTAATAACAATAATAGTAATTCTTTTATTAGTATGGGTAATATATTCAATTTTAGATTCATATAATAAATTACAAATAGAATTAAAAGAGATTCGTACTAAATGTATTATTGGTGGCGGAAATATAAGTCAGGACCCGAGTGCGCAATTAAACTCAAGTGGCCCCAGTGGTCCTTACAGCCCTATACAAGGAGTTAAGAATACACTATTAAATGGATTGAATGGAATAATGCAAAAGACATACTAAAAATCAGTATATAAGGTTTATTGCATTTATATATAAAATAGGATGCCTCCTAAAAGAAAAACCAAAAAAGAGTTAGCGGCGGCTGAGGCGGCTGCTGCAGTGGCGGCGGCACAAGAAGTGAAAGTTGAAGGGACGGGTGTCCTGGAAGGGGGTGTCCTAGAAGGTGGTGGTGTCCTGGAAGGGGGTGTCCTAGAAGGTGGTGGTGTCCTGGAAGGGGGTGTCCATGAGGGTGGCACATGTCTTGTATCTATTCCGGTTGTTTCGCTCGCCGGGAGTGGTAGCGTGGCCGCCGTCGCCGCGACAGAAGAGATAGAAAACAAGATAACTACACCGATAGTGATGCAACTTTCTATACCATCGAAGAGGGTAGAACAGTTAATAAAGGATGATGAAAGTAAAATGCCATTATATAATGACCCGACACCGTATATAAAAGACAATACATTTATATCTGAAAATGATAAATTAGAAATTACGACAGATAAATTACATACTCATCATGAAATTATTTGTTATTGGTGTTGTCATAATATTATAAATACTGAATATGGCATGCCGGTAAGATATGATGTATTTCATAATAATTTCACATTATTTGGGTCATTCTGTTCATTAGAATGTGCTTCTGCATATAATTTTTCAATAAATATGGGTTGTGACAGAGCATGGGAGATACATAGCTGGATCCAATTATTAGCGAAAAATTATGGTTTAGAAACACCAATTAGACCTTCGCCGAATAGATATTTATTAGATATGTTTAATGGACCTATGACAATAGAGGATTTCAGAAATTCTCATAAAGGATTCTTAAAGACATATGTAATGAATATACCACCATTCATACATATAACATCACAGATTGAGATATTAAATACATCATTTTTAGAGAAAAATAAAGAAATGCCAAAGACAACATCAAAAATAGGGAAAATATCGAAACTCATGCCTGAACAAAAAATGATAAGTACTTAAGGAAATTATTACTTAATATATTGCACGCTGCAAAAACTATAACAAATGACGACGCTCACGACGCTCACGACGGTACCTACGATGGCACCAATGACGACACAGGTAGAAACGGGGATGGCACAAGTTGAGACGGGAATTACACCAGAAGATGATAGTCCATCAAAATACGTTGTATCTACAATTACTTGTAATGCGACTTTGAATACATCAATTAATTTACAGATTTTTTTTACAAATGTAAATATTAAGAATGATGGTTTTATCTGGGTAGAAATAATGGACAAGAAGGAGGGTGGGATTGGCAGACAGACTCGTGGTGTATATCCCAAGAAGAAAAAAATAAACGAAAAAGGGAAACAGAGTTTTGACAATCAAGTAACGATGTATTATTATTTCCGTGATAATTACAGTCCAAATATTAAACTCTTTAAGAATGGAAATATTCAAATGACTGGTATTAAAACATATGAAGATGGTCTCAAAATAGTAACAATTATTGGCGAAGAAGTAAAGCGTATTTCGGAATCTGGATTTGAAATTGTAGCTGATATTAATAATATTAAACCGGATTCATTTATTATTCGTATGATTAACAGTGATTTCGGGTTACCTTTTAAAATTCGCAGGAAAAATCTGCATCATCTATTGATTTCAAATACATATAATAATGCATGTAGTTTTCAGCCACTTACATATCCTGGTGTTAAATTGCAATTCTTCTGGAATATAATGAATCCTCAAAACAACGGTGTATGTAATTGTACAAAAACATGTTATGGGAAAGGGAAGGGGAGTGGTAATGGCGATTGTAAAAAAGTAACAGTATCCATATTTGACAGTGGTAAAATTCTTATTACGGGTGCAAATGCATTTGACCAGGTAGATAATGCTTATAAATATATTTGCAAAGTAATTGCTGAAAATAAATTGGAATTAAAAAAACCTAAAATTTAGTGGCCCAACCTCACGACCTCACGACCTTTTATTTGCCAATGCATCTAATATTTAGATTTTTATCGGGTTGAATATGATAAGGAAGAATAACATGATTATTCCCGGGACGTTCAAAACTGGCTGGTTGTTTTATTGCGAGTGGTGGAGGGTCTGCGGAAAGTAAATTTTGTGCTAAAATATGTGTTTCGGGGACAACTGGATAATTTCCCCATGGACCATATGCTTTTTCTCCTGTATATAATCCACCATTCACTTTTCTTTCGGGGCAGGGCACTGGAGATTTATAATCAATAAAACTGTAGGTCAAGGACATTATTCTGTATTATTTAAGGATTTTAATATATTGAAGTTATATAGTATATTTTTAATGAAGCGTTCTAAGTCTGAGCCTTTATCTGATGCTTTCCCGACTTCTGAAATACGTTCTATAATTAGTGAAATAGTTCAATCTACCTTACCAGAAAAAGAGCGACTTATACATTTCGAGAAATTATATCCGGATTTCTTGAAACATCATGCACTTCTTTGCACGATGGCATGCAAGGGTAATTTCGATATGGGTCATTTTGAATATATGATGCAAATGCGCGATAAAATTAACAATAAGGAAGAGACTGAAGAATCTGCATCTGTTAAGGTCGGACAAGTTTTGTTCAATCAATATGTTGAACCGGTGATTAAAGAATAAATAAAATTTGATTTAAGGATTTCCTTTTTATTATCTATAACACGAAAGTACACGTTAAGAGAATATTCATATTCAAATATGGAATCAAAGGTTCCAGGATGTATTAATGAACTGATTAATACAATTAAAAATGAATTACTCTTGGTAACATTGAATCAAGAGGGAGGCGGTGATGATGATGTATCTATGGAAGTGGTGGCCGAAGTATCTGAGGCGGCCGAGGTAGCTGAGGCGGCAGAGGTATCTGAGGTGGCAGAAGGTGCAGAGACGGTCACAAAGAAGAAGTCTTCGCATTCTATTTCTTCAACAATTGTCTATGTTCTAAAGAAGTATCGTTTCTGGCCTGCACTCCAGGTTAAGAAGTTCTTTGCCAATAAGAATCTGATTCTCCTGCACAATACATATAAACGTATGGATGTTCGTCATTTTCAGAAATTGTATGATCAATGCCGCAGTATTGTACTCGATTTCTCAGCTCCTGAAGGAGAGAATATTGTCGTGACATATACTCATTCCATTCCCGACCGCATTTCTGACACTGACTATAAGAAAGTAATGAAAGACACCGACATTATTGAGAGCAGTTATGAAGGAACCGTTGTGACTGTTTATTACTACAAAGGAATCTGGTACTTTGGGACCACGAGTTGTCCTACAATTGACAGTTCTCGCTATTTCCATCCTACAAAGACACATGGAACAATGCTTGACGAAGTTATTGCAAATATTACAGATGCGCCAAGTGTTCCAACGACAAAAGAAGAGTCAATGACTATGCGCCAGGCATTTGCAAATAGCACATTTGATACCGAGAAGGCGTATGCATTTATCCTAGTACATCATCAGAACAGTCATGTAATGAATTACACGAGTACACTAGGAGAGAATTATATGAAACTTGTGCATATTGTTACGCGTTCTCGTACATCATATGTTGATGACGATTTGACTCATCAACCATTTTCCGGAATGAAGATTATTTATCCGACTAAATTCGCTACACCAGATATTGCTATTCAGTATCTCTATACTGCACCAGATGCATATGGTTTCATTGTTCGCACAAATGAAGGGAAAATGCTGAAAGTATCTATAGATTCGATTGTTCAGAAAGAGGACCACGACATTGGCAATCCGAATCCTTGGTACAATATGCTGCATGTCTATATGAAACAGAAGGCAACGTATAAGATTAATGATTATATCAAAGAGTTTGATGTAAAATTGACGTTGCCAAAGAGTTCTCGCGGCATTGATATGGACCCTACATATATCATTCATACATCTATTGTGACCATGCGTGATTTCCTATTGAAATTCTATAATGATACTACAACATTTGATATGGATACACAGCGTTATACTATTAATAAGGAAGCGGATGCTAAATATGCGCCGATAATTCGATTTCATCTTGTGCAATTGCGCAATATTCAAGTGACGCGTCATAAACATGCAGTAATCAATGACAAAACGGTATATATTTATCTATGCCGTAGTCAGACAATTAAGAATCTGCGCATGCTCATTAAGTATTTCGCGACCACATGGATTGAAGGACCAAAATTAAATGGAATTCCTTATCGTGCAGCGGAGAGTCTTGTTGAACTTAATAAATTGCTTGACTGAGTGAGAAACGTATATAAAAATTAGATTTATTAGATTTACAAGAATTATTAGATTTACAAGATTTATTAGATTTACAAGATTTATTAGATTTACAAGATTTACAAGAATTATTAGATTTACAAGAATTAGATTTAAGAATTATATTTGATTAAGTAAACGGTTCTTAATAAGAGATGCATGAGATAATGGTGAACTTGTATTCTCAATATCTTCATTAATATCATAATCAAGAAGTACTATTTTTGGATATGATTTCAGTTCTTCGAGTGCTTCTTGGAGATATGTATCTAGGACAAATGTATATGAAGGAACATAAATGAGTTTCCTTGCAGATACATAATCAAGTATAGTTTGTCCTGTTCCATAGGAAAATCCCAATATAAGACCATTCCATTCACTTGCCATTCTTTTTATTTTTTTCATATTATTAATTCGAAATTTCCGAGTGTCATATTCATAATTCTCGAAGACTTTAAGTCCTTGCCATATCCCTTCCACTGACTCTGAGAAAACATTGTCCATTCCCGGAACTGGAATATTTCCATGAGGGTAAAAAGGAGAAAACTTACAATAAGCGCCTTTCGAAGTAACGTCAATGATTCTCCAACCATCTTTTTCAGCTTTATCTATTTGTTTTTTTGCACCTCTACGTATGATTTTAATCTCAGGGGGCATATTTTATATCTCATATTTTTATTATCCAATTCAATTTTTATTATTTTTATATTTTTTATTTTTATTTTTATTTTTATTATTTATTTTATTCTAATATCTGCTGTATTTTTCCATATAGTTAATGCATTATTTTCGTATCCATAAAAGTTTATGAGTGGAATTCTATTAATTAAAGAAGCTGCTATTGAAAATGTAGAATACTTCGTGCATTGTAATATAAGAGTACAACGCGAAAGAGCAAAGAAATCTAATAAAGCAGACTCATCTTCAGATAAGGCGTCGCCACCGTCACCACCATCACCGCTATCGCCGCTATCGCTGCTATCAATGCTATCAATGCCATATGGATTTTCGAGAGTGCCTGTAATTTCATTTCCTGATTCAAGAATGAATTCTTGCATTTCGCGGCGGGCTATTTTATCTTCGCTACATACAAAATATGTTCCTCTGTGTGTAGCTACAAACTCGCGGCATTTTCTGAGAATTTCAAGATAGTCTCCGCGAGACATCGTAAATGGATCCGGATTTTCCACACACTTATCCGTCAGTCTTATATGTATTCCTATAGGTTCCACTATTGAATAAATATTAAATTTTTTATTTAATATATCTTCTATTTTTTGACAAGGTTTTATGCTATGTGTAACTTGATAATATACATTATATACATCTTTAATATCATATTTCTGTATTCCATAGAATGGTAATACATCAGCGATTCTCTCTATACTTGTTGTTCCCCAAAATGTATTTATAGGAAATATTTGATTTTGAATAATACCTTTAGACATGAATTGAAACATATAATTCCCCCATATACACTTATCTTTTCCAATTATACTTTGAATATCTATAAATTTATTATAGTCTTCCTCCTTAGCCCAATGGCATCTATCTATAGTGAAAAGATTCGTATTATATGTCCTGTTAAATCCCGGAAATTTATTCCCGGGATTCCATTTAACACATATATCATTACCATAAATACGTGATATTACCAAAATTGATATTAAATCTAAAATACGATCGCCAAAACCAGAATTACATGCTAATTCATATAAAAACATTATGGATATAAAATATGAAAATAATATGATAAAATATAAAAATGAATTATGTTTAAGTGCCGTATATCTTTCTTTTTGTTTTTCTCCTCTAGATTTTTCTAAAACAACACCATCTATTTAAAAAGCTAAATTGCGTCTGTACTGGGTCTTTATCTAATTCTAGAATATCTAAATCAAGGCGCGAACGTTTTGTTACATCACTCGAAATACCCGCTTTCAATGTCGCGAAATCTTCAGAGAATAATGCAGTGTTCTCCAGTTTTAAATCAAATGACTCAGCCTTGGTTATAAGTGTATCCAAATCTACCAAATATTCAGGAATTAAACGATTCGTATTTTCTATAAAGACATCAACAGTCTTTCCATAATAATTACGCTCACCAAATTCATTATATCTCTTTATAATCGCCCATACTGGCACATTTGCATCTAATTTACGTCCGTCTACTATACCAGATGCCGACCCAGAAAGTAATTGATGGACCAATTTACCATCCATAAATGTACATATGAAAATACCTCCTTTGCGTAAATTCGATGATACATTATTTAAAAATCCATTCAGTGTCTCCTCAGTCTTGAAGAAATAATGTATAGAAAACATTGTCGATACAACTGTAAATAAATTACTTACTTTACCCATCAATTGCGGTGGTAATATATCGTTTTTCTTTTGTGTCCACATACGATTATACAGTCCTTGTGGTACACTCTTAAACAATGCCTTCAATACTTGTCTTGATTCTTCATCAATACCCTCAGCTGCTTTACCATTAGATATAGGTAAGCTACAATCTCCTACTACAAATATAGTATCAGGATATATCTGCTTCTCTACACCTTCTATCGTTACATTTACGACTTTACTCTGTTTTAACATAATTGCATATGCACCCTCTCGCGAATTCGTTATATTATCTCTCACAAGATCCACTCCTAATATGAAATTATATCCAGATTCTCTCCAACGTGACATATCACCGGCCATACCACAAGCTAACTCAAGAAGCGACTCTCTTTTACCCATCGCATAAAGCCTTTTCTTAATACCATGATTATGAAAATTCAACATATGCACAGATAACCTATGCTCTCGCGGTATCGTACGAGCATAATATATATCATCGGCACCCAAGAGTCTCTCCTCTAATGTTATAGGAATCGTTGAATCTAATATAGGTGTTATTCCCATTATCATCTCGCGTGTCACTGGCGTATTAATTGTACGCCAAATACTCATAGCCACAGATATGTCATTTAAAGTCTTCGATAATTTACCTGTTTTATGTAAAATGCGAGTCTTATCATCTCGCACACGTAATGCTCGCCAATTACGTGACTGCGAAACACCTTCGCGCTCCGCAGATTTATCATAAGTAAATTCAACAATAGCACGGTTTTCTATCAGAGAACCGTCTTCACATATGCCTAATCCCATACCATTATCTGATAAAGGAACATGAGCAATAGATATATCATTTGTAGCATCCAATGGTTTGAATAATTTCTCACGATAAGAATCTACCGTAGAACGCTTTGTATCTATATAGCCTTTTTCATATCGAAGACGTATACCCTCATATACAGATATCGGTTCCCATTGAACTGCATTGTATCCCATAAATAATTTATATGATACATATTCTTTCTGTGTAATGCGGTCCTTTACCATTGTACCCTTCTCTACAAGAAAATCTATAGAATTCTGCTCAGGTGGCTTCCATTTCATCTCTTTATTCCATCTCACATTATCAGTTATCGTCGCCTCCTTCCCAGGATAATACCCAAATACAGACAATTCCGCTGGAGTAAATATAAGACCGTCTATATCATACGGCAATTTCTTTACATTTGTTAATATTGCACGACAAGCATCTTTCATCAAATTACCCTGAACCGCAATATGTTCCTTCGCTTTTATTTCAATATTAACGTGTCGCGTATTTCCTCGCGTACTCCATATTTTCTTATCACATATCTGAACAAGTGCGGCATTCCTAGAAGGCTTTAGACTACTTGGACCCGATGGACCCGCCGGACCCGATGGACCCGCTGCGGCCGCGCCCTTGCTACCGCCACCCATTAATGGCAAATGGACAGTCTGTTTGCCACCCATGAAATATATATCAAATGCCGCAAATAAATGATAATTACTGTTATCTCGGCGAGTCTGCATATTTATAAATTCGCCATCCATTAAAGTCTCCTTTGCACTCTCAGCAGTTACGTGAAGACCCGTGTCATATACATCTAATGTATTATTTATTAAATATGCAATTCCACTCTTTGCTATATAGAGAAGCATCCTTTCTCCATCCGCTTTATCCGTAACAGCATATCCATTATATATACTCTGTATTCCATATGATTCTGCACTTGGCTCTATTAAATTCTGAATCTCTAATGTAATCGGTTTCGGCGCAAAGAAAAATGTAGACAATTCACTTTCGCGACGCCATTGAGGCAATTTTATTATTGTTTTTAATAAAGTGTGATATTCCGTTAATACTTCTGATTGTTGCACTTTTGCAAGAGGATTCATCTGACCTGTTATTAATTGAATCATACGAACACAATTGTTTATTATATTTACTGTATTGTCAAAATCACCTAATATTATTGTTTCAAATTCATATTGAACAGTCGCGAACGATACATTCGACTCATTCATTGTTGTAAAGGGGTCATCACTTTCACGTAATATTGTAATACGATATGCAACATTTGTTTTTTTATTAGTATATACAAATTCTTTAATTAATCTAAAGTTTTTTATTACAGTCTCCCAATTATTTATCTGCGACTCTAAATCACTATTTTTATCGGCTAATTGCTTTTCTATTATATGCGAAACAATATCTAAAGGAAGTTCATCCGGAAGCGTTTCTGACTCTATTAAATTATTTCTGTAAAACTCATGCGGAACCGTAGTAGGACTATCCGATACACAATACCGAGAAATATGCGCAACCTCTTTTATATGTAATTCTGCGCCACCATCCATAGGTGTGACAATTAATACATCAGGATGTATAACCTCTTCATAGTCTTCGTCAGATTTTAAATATAATAATACATTATCAAAAATCTCGGATGACCATGCATAATCAGATTTGTATTTAAATGTCCATTCTATATTATCGTTTAATCTGTCTTTGACTATTTCGCCATGTTTCTTGAGGAATGTCTCCATTTTTTCTTTTGATACTTCCATCTTCTCTATTCATAATAAATACTTATTTCTTTATATATATATGTTATATCGTATTACGGTCTAAATCATTTTTTTATCATCCATACATTTTGACGTCTTTCTTTACCACGCTTCACCTCATTTTTATATAAAATCCAATTATATTCTATCGAAGAATGTATCTTCTTCTTATCACTTATTATTATTTCATCTAAAATCCAACTGAGGAAACCTGCTATAATTGGTTCAGATGTATCTGTAATACTATTACCACTGAGCCACGCTATTATACTTCGCGTTTTACGTGGCCCAAAGAATACTAAGCCATCAACAGATGTAACTATTTTCTCTAATTTATTCTTCAAAAGTGAACTCGCATTCTCCTTTAAACTCTTTGGATAAATTGAATATACCTCATCTATCTTCATTAATATATACTCAAATACCTCATATTGCAACGGGAAATCCTGATTTCCTCCCTGGTTTCCTTCATGGTTTTCTTTTTCATGATTTAAAGTGACTGGCGTGACTGGCGTGACTGGCATGACTGGCATAACTGGCGTGACTGGCGTGACTGGCGTGACTGGCATAACTGGCGTGACTGGCGTGACTGGCATCGGAGTTCCTGCGACTACTGAAACGGGGTCACTTTCGAATTTCAATGATGGAGTTTTAATTTTCTTTTTAACTGGCGCCACAGGAGTCACCACGGTTTCTGATATGGTCTCTGCCGCTACATTTGCCGTGACATTGGCCGTGACAGTATCCTCCGCCACAGGAGTAACAGTAGGTATAGTATTTTGTAAATATATATCAGCATTTGCATGTTTGTTTTTCCATAAGTCTCCGCCACTTGGTAACAATTTATATATATCAGGGTCCATTGCGTACACTCGCTAGGTCACTCGCTAAGTTACTCGCTTGCTTACTCTCCTTAGAAATAAATTGAAATAAACTTTATATCATTTTTTATAGAATATAATCTTCTGTTTTTAATTCATTTTCATTAATTATATTTTGTGTATTTACTTTTGCTAATTTCTTTTTTAATAATGTGAATTTCATACTAGAAGAAATCTTATTCAATGTCTTCTCATATACTTCGCTATCTTCTTGTTCTACGTTTTCTACAGCTACATCCTTTTTGTTTACAGTAGCATGACTATGATGTTTACGTGCAGCAGCGCTAGCGCTTCCGTGCGTGCCATGCGTACCATGTGCAGTAGTATGTTTATCTGTCTGTAATTTTTTATTTAATACATCACATAATGATTCGTATTTTTTAAGTTCTGTGCCAGATTTATTACAAAATAATACATATTGCTCTAATTGTTCTAATAATTTTAATGGTATCCACGCTAAATTCACAAAAATACCATTATTATTTTTCGAATATTCACAATTATTCTCGTGTATCATTTTAAACATTTCCTCTAATTCGGTTTGACTTAGAAATTGTACAGTATTCGCCAATTTCTTGCATCTCTCACTGTGCGTTGCTTCACCACCTACGTTCGTTACACTGTTTGATTCATCCATTTTATATATTGATATATGTATCTCTATAGTTATACTAAACTACTCTCTAAATCATTTTATATTTAATAATCATCATATGCACCTCCACCTTCGGGGTCATCTTCATCACCTCCACCCTCAGCTTCTTCATCATCGCCATCGCCATCTGGATCATCACCATCACCTCCGTATATTCCAAGGTCTTCACCACCGAGTACGTCGTCAAATATATCAACACCACTAATTATCTTTTCATCATCTGAATGTTGTGCATCATCACCACCAGTAGACTCTTTATCATCAGATTCTTGACCTTCAGCATCTGATTCAGACCCATCACCATCCTCACTTGCAGATTTCTCATCTGGTTCCACTAAATCTCTTTCACCAATATCCTCTGCTTTATTTGTCAATGAATGAACACCACGACCAATTATAGAAATTTTGCTATCATTTAATTGATATGATTTACCCATGACCATTACATTAAATGTATCACCAATATTTAATGAATCAAGGTCAATTTCAGAAACAATTCCTGCAGCACGACGAGGTACAATAATATCAAGAATAGTTATATCTTTTCCATGAATTTTAATATTACTTTCAGCCAATATACCGAGCGCATTCTTATTTTTAACTGTAGCCTCTACACGTGAATCTTTCGCAGGATTACATACATCTGACCTACATATGACTTCGTATATAACATATCCATTAAAATGTTGTTTAATAAATTTACCACATGACCTGCTTTCTATGACTAAAGTATCTGGCTTTATGAAACCGAAACGACTGCATTTACCCTCCAATTCCTCCTGCAATTTTGTTAATAGAATCTCGTCAAAGTCCCCATGTAACTCTGAAATCGGCAATTGTATACTTGTTCGAAATCTTATAGGAATAAACATTTATAATACGATCTCCTTTATTAGTATACTAGAATTCATTTTTTTAAGTAAAGAGGTAAGTTTTATCTATAGTCTATCTATATTAGAAATTTTATTTTCTATAATCTTTTTTATAAAATTTATTAAATCTCTCTCTCTCTAAAATATATGAGTAAAATATATGAGTAAAATAATGGTAAATAAATAATAATAAAAATAATAATATTAACTTGATTATGGTAAATAAATATTTTTAGCGGATATAATAATGAGTAAAATAATGGTAAATAAATTCATATAAAGATAAAAATTACTATATTGTAATAATAAGATGTATAAATATGAAAAAATATTCTGTTGTGAATATTGTGAATATAAAACTCTTAGATATTATAATTTATATCGACATATGGTCGTAAAACATATAGAAAGTGGCGAACTTTCTGCAAAATCATTTGCTGCACCAAAAGATACCCTTGCTGCACCAAAAGATACCCTTGCTGCACCAAAAGATACCCTTGATGCACCAAAAGATACCCTTGCTGCACCAAAAGATACCCTTGCTGCACCAAGTCGAAATAGATGTGATAAATGTGATAAAATATTATCTAGACATACTATATTTCTAAAACATTATGATAAATGTAAAGGTAAAATAGAAGAATAACGCTACAGGTTTTTGCCCTATGGTTTCCATTCAGGATATGTATATAGTTTCCCTTGTTTTAATATATTGTACATTATTGTATAGCAATACTGTTCTTTTGTCTTCTTTTCCTCTTTTGAACCCGATGCAATACTTAATTTACCCATTATATCTGACAATTGATTATATCTCTTTGATTCACATATTTCCCCTTTTTTCCCAACATCAGGTAATATAATCTTAAATGTAAATCGATAAGGCGCTGTATTATCTTTGCGGAATCTATGAGGCTCTAATATACCATATATCTTGTATTTATCAAAAGATTCGCGCTTTATTTGTGTGCGTTTCGATTTAATCTGATCTATTTCACTCTCAGTTGCTTTTATATATCTTCCCGTGTCATATAATATGACTTCAAAATCATCTTTATTAAATATATTCACAAAACCTATATATTTCGTCATTTCCTTCTTGAGGCGCGGAATCTCCTTCTTATTTATAAATACTCCATTTTCACCAAATATATCCGCAATAGTCATATATCTGTCTTCACTTGATTCAATCAATTTCTTCGCAATATTAAACCAACTATCGGAATCTACAGACAGATATGCAGACAATAGGCTCACATATTTATCTTTTGTAATCTCAATATTATTTAATATATTATCTAACGGATCAACCAATGCAGCCCTTTTGGCGGAAGAGCTATTTTTACTGGTGCTGCCTTCGCTGCCTTCGCTGCCTTCGCTGCCTTCACTGTCTTCACTGCCCTCTCTGTATTTTTTCGCGCGTGGTAAATGAATAAATACAGGGTCTTCTTTCTTAGAATCTGGCACTATAACTAAATTTCCTAAATGTGGATATATCATATAATTTTCTATAAGTCTATTTGGATACATACCGCGATATATTGTTTCAAGCGCTACTTCTTCAATGGTATCTATATGTTTTATTAAATCGTCAACATCTATATAGATGCTCTTTTCTTTCTTTTTTTCTACATATTTTTTCATACGTTTCAATAATGTCGGAATAATAAGTTCACTGACTTCACTGCGTGTTATTGGCTTCTTCTCTATTACAGCTATCTTTGCACAATTCGGTTTTTTATGAGTATTATCACCGAAATTATACGGCACTAATTTCTTTTGTGATGTCCGTAATACTATACTAAAATCAAATATACTTTTTGGATAATAATTAACATTCTCTAATAAATTACAATCTACTGCAGAATCTCGTATGGCATTCTCTATAAATTGGGTTTGCTTCAGTTTACGCGCAGATATCTGATAGGCTCTTATATCTGCGGTACTTGACGCATGCATAAATATCGTAATGTTACGTTCTTCGAGTGGTAAATCTGTATGAGAACATGTGCGAATTGCTCGCCCGGCAACTTGTTCTAAACGATTCATATGATACCAAGGGTCCATAATATGCACCTCGCGGACGTTTCTAAATGAAATACCTTCACTCGCTACCTTTGTCATTAAAATAACCTTGATTTTTTGACCATGAATATTATTTTTTGCATTCACTACTTTCACTAACTTATCTATAGCAGACGATGATGAACCTGTACCCATTATTTGATGGTCCGTAGACATTATGCAATAATTTGGAAAAGGAATATCATCATAGGTTGTAGCCTGAATTTTTGTATTAGAATTTTTAAGTAATATATTATTACCACCGTAACGCTGGAATCCCATATGTTCTAGAGCAATCGCAAATGGTACCACGCCACTCCATGCGAACTGGGAATAGACAATAACAATTCCTTCGGATGTAGCTACAAATTGAGAAATTTTTTTCATTTTTGCGGCGATGTTTCCAAGATTCTCCTGTGCCAGATAATTATCATACTCTTTTTTATACATTACCTTTAATGGTTCAGCACTATTCTGTTCTTCTTTACTTTCAATATTAAAGATAGTACGAAACCCCTTCGCACCACCTTTGTCATTTGCATATTTAACATTAGATAACTCTAATTGTAATAAACTCGCAGTAGCTGCAGCGGTAGGGGTCGCAGCGGTAGGGGTCGCAGCGGCGGCCGCGCCAGGTATTTTCTGGTCTTTTCCGAGGGGTGTTTTTACAATACTATTTAAATCAACATTTGTGTTTTCATAGTTTCCGTCTATGCGGGTCCATGAATCTTTTATACATTCTATACCATTTACAGAAGGACTTAATTTAACACCAAACGTAAATGGATTACTTGATTTAATATAACTTATATATTCCGAAGCTAATTGCTTGAGTAATATAAATGGGTCTTTTTCAACCGCACTCTCATCTGATTTAAATAATATAGGAGGATTCTTTACATTAAAAGGTATAGGTGTAATTTTATCATTTTTCAATAATAAAGAGAGTAACCAGAATATTTCTTCGGGTTCATTATACATTGGTGTAGCAGTTAATAAAACCACTCTATTTCTAGCGCCATTTTCTATTAATTTCTCAAGTGCATCTGCTGCTTTCTTTTCTGTTTCGCTTACACGTAAATTATGCGCTTCATCTACTATAATAACTTTATCTGTAACACTCGGATTCTTTTTATTATATGAAACGACTTCGCCATATGTTAAGAATTTATACCGTGTTCGTATTAATGAATAAATTCTTTTACGTATTTTTTCAATATCATCGGCAGTATTTACATTGACTCCATGGATAAGTCTCATATATAAATCACCATTGCATTGTTTTTCAATATCTTTCATAGATTCCATAGATATAAGCTGCGTATATGAGAATATTTGGTCTTCAAATGATTTCTGTAAAACAGAAGATGCTACAACTAATATTTTTGGTCCATTGGCTTGTTTATGGTCATATAAAAGAGATTCGGCGATAGTAATTGCGCTGCAACTTTTACCAGTTCCGAGAGAATGAAAGAGCATTAAACTTCTATATGGACTGCGTCGAGATAAGTAATGTGCCATTAAATTTTGATAAAGTGTTTTCTCGAATCCAAAACAAGAACTGATGACTTGAGATTCAAATTCATCCTTGCTTTTTATTTTCGGAATTTGCGGAGTTTTATACATCTGATATTCGCGAAGACTAGCTAACTTAGAAGCAAAATCGGTGTCGCCATGTTCTGGATATATTAATTTAACGTCGCCCATTATATTATATGTAGATTAATATAGAGATATATTTTATGGGATACCCACCTAATTTTTTGTTAACAGAACCTGGACCTCTTGGTTTTTATGTTAGGCCGGATGCGCAAGAAAAAAATAATAGAAATGAGAAGCTGTTATCTACTGATAAAAATGTAAAAGAAAGAATTAAAGAACGAAGAAAAGCACAAGAAGAGTTAGCAGCAAAATTATCTGCTGAAAAAAGAAAAACTCCCGCATCTGTCGGTGGCGCTAAAAAAGAATATAAAAGTACTGATACCAAAATAACTTTTATTAAAAATAATAAAGAATATACACGTGTAGTTTACACTAACAAAAAAAACACAGAATACGTTAAATATGAAAACCATTGGATACCAGTAAGTAAACTCCACAAAAAAGGCGGCTCCCCACCAACAAAAAAACTTAAGACGGTGACTTCGGAAACTGGTGTAGATGAACGTAAGAAGGTGACTTGGAAACCTGGTGTAGGTGATGGCATAGACCTAAATAAACCACCACCGACTTCGGCATATTCAAGACGGGGAAATAATGAAGCACCAAAGCAAAGACCGAACTCGGCACAATCAGTGTCATCATGGGAAGAATATTTAAAGGAAAGACCTAACTCGGCAGAATCACTGTCATCATGGGAAGAATATTTAAAGAAAAGAAAAGAATGGATAGATGCAGTATACTCTGATGGTTCTTTAAGTAGATCTGATAAACTCGCAGTAAGCGATGCATTAAAGCCTTTTATAAGCCAATCTGACCCCTCTTTACCATATGGTCAAGGTGAACATAACTTATTTAAAATAGTACAAAGACGAGATGTTCCTCGTGTTACATTAAATATAGTACGAAAACCAAAAACGACTTCTCCTAAATTACCAAAAACGACTTCTCCTAAATTATTAAATGAAGAGGAAATTGCAGCTGCTAGTGTGTTAGCAAATCTCAATAAAAAAAGGAAGCAAGAACCGGCTAATTTTCTTGAATTTACTAGTATGTTGAATGAATCCAAATCTAGAAAATCCACAGGGTCCAGAAGATCCAGAGGGTCCAGGGGGTCTAGCAAATAATTAATCAATTTTCGTATTTTTCATATGAAAATATATGTCCGCACATATTGATACATCTGCATCTGCCCTGTGCAATATTTCAGTGGGTTCTTTATTAAAACAAATTTTATATAATTCCGCTAATTTCATCCATTTACCATTATAGAATTCAGTTGGAGCCGCGGTGCCATTTGTTGCCTCGCGCTGTCTTTTCTTTATTATACCACGTCTCCATTCGTTTCCCATTATCATTGTGCATTTTTTCTCTTTTTTACACCATTTTGTATATAATTCGGTCTGTTCATAGCGATACAATTCAGACTGTATAACGGTATCGTCAAAACGGACATTATGTGCTACAACAAATGTTACATCTTCTATCGCCTCCGCAAATAATTTAAAGAAATCGCGAATCGGGATTCCTGTGTCTGTAGCTATTTCTGTAGTAATTCCATGGATTTTTGCAGGAACATCAGGTATCACATAACCATCAGGCTTAATAGTATAACATGCTTTATCTACTAAAGCATCTGTAGTCTCATCATATTTCCGCCAAGCAATCTGAACCATTCTGCAACACTCCCACACAACACTCTTCGTTATATCAGTACACCCTCGGGGAAATAATCCAGTAGTCTCTGTATCAATTATCATAAACGTCATTTTATTATATAAGCCTGCCGCAATTTATATACTATCAAGCATTTTGTCTTTAAGCAGTTTATCTACCTGTTCAATCAATTTTTTACGTTCTGTATTGTGTTCCCGGATATGTACCAATACATTCTCAAAACTTAACCATTTAATAGCTCGCACCTCTCTCGCCTGGTTTATATTATTTAAATCTACATCTATGATATCAGAATCGTTATATTTTATTAATTTTGCAACATAATATACATGTCTATATAATATATTATTTGTACCATAAAATATCTCCTCATAAGGCGGCATGTCACTATCAAGATTAATTAAATTGCCATGGATTCCCGTCTCTTCTGTATACTCGCGCACAGCACATTTAATGTCATCTTCGTATATTTTTCGGCGTCCTTTAGGAAACCCCCATTCCGGATTTTCAAAGAGAGATATTGATGTATCTATCAAATATTTGAGTGTTATTTTCTTATTATCGCAAGGAGAACCATTTGCCGAATAACCTTTTACAAGCGTCTCAAATTTAGTCTTCGCATGATTATACTCATTTGTTTGCTTAGAAATAGACGTTTGATACCATACATGATTCCATAAGTTATCGAAATCTAAAGTTTGTAGCAAGTCTCTTTCATGTATTGTCATGCCACTTAAAAGATTTCGAATATATGAGTGATTTTTTAACTCATATTTTCCTCTAATAAATTCCATAAAACATAAACTGTCTTTTCTTTGAATCATTAAATATTCTATTTTGTTTTCAGGAGATATCTTGTAACATATTATCCCAAAACTCGTTATTGGGTGTGGACAATCTTTATATAAATGACCAATATTTCCACAATTTCTACAAGTATGTAATTGTTGGGTTTTATTTATATTCATTTTTAGACAATTTTGATTGCCCTACTCTTTCATTAAAAATTATAATGCTTAAATAGTAGTAGATGGGCATTGATCCTAATCATTTTGGTCCTTATTTTTGGGCAACAATCCATTTTATATGTTTAGGTGTAACAAGTAATTTATCAAATGACCAGAAAAACGGATATTGCCAATTCTTCAATAACATACATTACGTTTTACCATGTGCATCATGTGGAGAACATTTAAGAGATAACATGAGAAATATTACACCAATAGAAGAGATATTTGCAGATCCATCATATTCATCCGATAGTCTATTCTATTGGTCCGTTGATTTACATAATATTGTAAACGATAAATTGGGAAAACCACGGATGACACACCAAGATGCCTATAAATTCTGGAGAAATGCCCCATACGCAACTTTTAATAAAAATACTAAAGATACGAATAGCGATAAAAATGATGAAGTTATAAAAATAGTTTATAAAGAAAATTATAGTCAACCAATACAAATGTTCCTAATATTCATTATCGGATTATTGATTGGAGTCATGCTGTTCTATTGCTGTAGGCATTGAGCTGGCATTGAGCTCACATTAGGAAGGCAAAGTTTAATATGGTGCTGCACCTGGGGTTTGTGTTTTCAAACCGAATTTAGAGGGTGGTGCAGGGGAATAAGAACTTGCAGTGCCATCAAATGGTTCAATGCCTGCCATATGAGTTTGGTCATTAGCATCGCCATATATATCTGCTTGGCCATTTATTTTTGGATATCCTTGATTGAAATTAGTTTGGGATATGAAGTGTTGTGGTTTCTTGTTTTCAAAGTGTTCTTGAGTATGGAAACCTGGTGGTTTTTGTTGTGCTGTGAATTTCTGGTTATGGAAACCTGATGATTTTGGTGCTGTTGCGGGTGGCATGGATGATGCTGTGAATTTCTGGTTATGGAAATTTTGAGCAGAGGCTGCTTTGAATGGTTGGGTTGGGGTTACACCAGGTGCGCTTACTGGTGGTGTAGTGGTGTTATTGGTGGAAGGCATGGAAGAAGGAGAGACACCTGCGGGTAATGATGGGTTACTGACTGCACCACCAGTTGCAACGTCAGAGGGAGTACCTATAGCATTTGGTGGCATTAAACCATTTGGTATGGGAGATGGAGCAGCGGTAGCATGAGTAGTGGTGGTGGCAGTTGCATCGAATTTCTCATTGCCAGTAAACATCTGAGCGGCATATTTATTGGCATCTGTGAAGTTTGCTGTGGGTGTACCTTGTGTACCTTGCTTGTTTTGACTTACGAATTTCTCTGCATCTGCAATAGCTACTTCACCCATTGTTCTTGAGCGGCTTGTTAAAGACATAACTGCTAATATAATAAGAAGAGCGCAGTATATAATAAGGAGTATGCTAATTATCCATGCATAAATAGAGCACCACGGGCGCTGGTTATTCTTTCCTGCACCGACAACAATGCATGTTAATTGGAAAAGAGATAACAGTAAACCAGGAAGGGATACTAAGAATAACATAAATACGAATGCGAATTTTTGAGATAATGGGACGGCATCGTTACCGAATAATATAGTTAAAGATACGACTAACATGGCAGTAATAACTGCAAATGCAGCATAACGGGATTGTGGAACTCCAATGAAGGCATTTACAAAAGACATAATTAGTTCTATATTAGAGATAACACAAAAATCTATTACGTCTACTTAAGAATTTAAACATTAAAAAATGAAAAGCAAAAATAAAAAGATAAATAAATATATAATAAAGTATTGCGTAAAATAAATAATATAAAGACGAAAGGGCACTAAATATGGGTATTCCTCATTATTTCTATATTTTGACTCAGGAATATAATGATATTTGTAGTATCGTAGCGCCTGATAATTGTCAACACTTCTTTATTGATTTTAATGGGATGATTCATCAATCTGCGGCATTAAAAATTTCACCGGAATTAATAAAGTCTGCCACTTGGGATTATTTACATACATGTATTGATTTAATTAAACCGTCGCAAACTGTAAATATTTGCGCTGACGGCGTAGCTCCTCTTGCTAAAATGAATCAACAAAGGAAACGCCGATTCTTGAGTATTATTGAGAACAAATCAGCAGAATGGGATAAAAATGCTATAAGTCCTGGTACGGATTTTATGAATCAATTTAACAGTTTTATGAGTAAAAATATACGCGATACTTCTTCCGATTTTATTTATACATATTCTGGTACAAATATAGTGGGCGAAGGAGAGCATAAAATATTCTCGAAAATTCGTGCTATTCCGAATAATGACGTCATTATTATATATGGACTTGATGCGGATCTTATCATGTTATCTTTAATTTCAAATCATCCGAATATTTATTTAATGCGCGAAACTATCCAAGTTAATTTAATACAAACAGAAACTTCAAATAAATTCGTATATCTAAATATTGATAAACTCAGATATAGAATCTTAAGACAACTCCGTGATAAATTCAACTGGGATATTGAGGAAATTGTTGAGAATGAAATATATTCCGATAAATCCTGCGAAATTATAGAAAGCTATGTAATCCTGTGTTTCTTATTGGGAAACGATTTTCTTCCCCATATTCCCAGTCTCAGTTTAAAAAAGAATGGTCATTCACGACTCTTGTATGCCGCAAAAAATGTCTACGATAAATTGAAATGCAATATTATGAATAATAATGTAATCAATTATGAGTATCTCATTGATATCTTTAAAATCTTAAGTGTCGACGAAAATGATATTATAATTAAACTCAATGAAGAATATATTAAAAAAGGGGCCTATAATGAAAACCAGTATGCTCTCAAGAATAAATCTCCTTTGGCAAAAAACATATATTCTTCTCCGCAAAATTGGAGGGCGTTATATTATAAACATTTGTTCAAATCAAGCATAAAAGATACATCAATTATTATTGATTCTTGTAAATTATTTATTAATGGAATAAAATGGACATACCTATATTATAAGCAATTGCCAAAAGATGATAGATGGTATTATCCTTACGGATATTCTCCGACAATCCTTGATTTAGCTAATTATTTGCAAGGAAATATTAATGAATTTAGCGGGAGCGGCGGCATAGAGAACCGTCAAAAAGAACCACCGCCAATTTCTTCGGATGTTCAGTTGCTTGTTATATTGCCTCCGCAAAGTTTCTCTATTTTACCTGAAAAATTGCGAAGGGTAATGTCTGACCCAAAATATGGATTAGCGCATCTTTATCCAAATGAATACACTATAGAAACATATTTGAAAACATATTTATGGGAATGTATTCCGAATCTTCCAGCAATTGATATTGACTTGATTGAGAAATGTATTTCTTCTTTATAATTAGAATAAATACATTTATATGAATAAATACATTTATATGAATAAATACATTTATATGAATATAGCTATAATTACATTTATAATAACAGTTGTGTGTTTTTTAAGTTATTCTTTATTATTTTCAGGTTCTGCTGAGAACTTTGACGGGTCTCATTTTAATATCATTAGCGGATATTTTCCGCAAAGTGTTGTTTCTGACAAAATTGACACTGCAACAAATTTAGAAGACTGTTTAAGTACATGTGATAAAGACCCGAAATGTACTGGATTTTTAATGAGCGGCAAGAATTGCTGGAATATAAAAACAAAGAGTAATGCTATTCCGGCATTTATAAAAGCAAAAGACCCCAAGGTATTTAATCCTATATCTGGAATAAAACAATTGGCAGATTGTAATAGCGCACAACAGACTTTTGGCGGCACATGTTCCGGAAATGATTACCCTACCAATGATTTATTACCGATACCATCATATGTTCATGCGGATACTTTTGGTAATTGTGTGGAGAAATGTATAGATAACGATGGATGTGTCGGTATATCTTACGATACAGTGAAACAGAACTGTTATTTAAAAAAGAAGATGTCAGGGAACGGAAATCCTGCGCTTCATAGACTTTCGTGGATTCGTTCAACCGCTTGATAGTGCGCGGCTTGATAGTGCGCGGCTTGATAGTGCGCGAGAGATTTGTTTTTATTATAATATTTTTTATATATAATAAATGTAATTGAATGTTATATTATACATCACTCTTATTTATAACAAACGTTATTCATTCATCATTTGTTTGTTGTTTTGACTGTGAATATGCTACTTTAATATTAACATCTACATCAATATTACATCACGCAAAATTATATGATAATTATATTGGGAAACGTATAGTTTATTACTGTGATTTTAGTAGTGTATTTTCTATATTCTTTGCAGGATTATATAAATTATATACTATTCAAAATATTATAGGCTTCACTTCTACAATGAAATTGAATATTGCATCTCTCGTAGTTACAACGGCACTGGGAACTACTACCGTTTTCTTTGATAATTATCTAAAGGCTTTTAAAATAAATTGGAGAAATATTCATGCAGGTTTTCATTTATTATCGTGCGTAACTGGACATCTTTTATTATTAAATTATAAGAAAGCATATCCAAATAAATGTTACAGTTGCCCTGCGAATGGCATGGGAACTACAGCATTATATTAGAAGACCTTTAGACCTTTGAAGTTATTTATTATTTGTTATTATTTATTATTTATTATTTGTTATTTATTATTTGTTATTTATTATTTATTATTTATTATTTATTATTTGTTATAAATTGCGAATAATATATTTATTAATAATAGATATCAATGTCAAATACAAAATTATTATTTAAAAAAGGGATTCTCGAGAAGAAGAGTTTTCCTCATGTATCCAAGAAACATAATATTCATTTAGAGACAGCGGCAAATCTCATTTACTCTGCATTACAAGACGAGAAATGTTCCGATGTTAAACAACACTTTTCTCATTATCTAAATGACCATACAAAAACATTGAATATGCAAGTATTATACGACGATTTTCATAAAAGTGTGCTTCATCAATTACGATTTTCTAAGGATAAAAGAGGTCTGGCTCTTGAACATGCGCAAAATGGTGGGAGTTCATTGAAAGCGTGCATGTTAGCAGGATTTATGATTGTATTTATATCTATATCTATATTTCTAATGCAAATTCATTCAGAGAACGCTCATTATAGAATGCATTGTGCAGATATCAATGAATTATTGAGTCCCAAATCGAATAAAGTGGATACATTCTTTGACCATATACATAAATTAAATGCAATGATTTTCAATAAAGCTCAATTAGAACACTGTAAGATATTGCGTGAAAAACAGGGTACATACATATATGATTTTGTAGAAACAGTTCATTCTACCACAAAAGATTTTACGACAATATTAAAAACAGTTGGTAGTATTATAGTTTTCTTAATTACTATATTTTCTTCGGGTGTAAAAGGACTCGTATGTTTAGCCGCGAAATTTGTAAATGACTCGGAAATATGTGGCATTGAATGCGAAAAATTAAATATTAGAATACCATCTGTCACACGAGGCGAAGCAGTAGCTGCAGAGGCAGCAGCGGTGGCTGCAACGGCATCACCATCAGCTTCTCATAGCAGCCATTCCCGTTCGCACTCACAATCCCATTCAAAATCCCATTCACAATCACAGTAAACTCGTAATTTCCATTTAAGAAATAAGTTATTTTTATTATTTATATTTATATATACATATACAAAATGAATATTGAAGATTTATATAATTCAGTTGTATTTATTATAAATCTTGATCGGTGTCCAGAGAGATTGGCGTTTTCGAAAAAAAATATAGAGAATGCCGGATTTAAGTCAGAAATGATACATCGTTTTAAAGCAATTGACGCGAAATCTGATGATTTAGATGGTGCTTGGGCAAAACATGGGAGTCCTAAATTTGACAAAGGAGATACTGAATTTGAGTCATATTCTGGAAAGCAGGGATGTATGTTAAGTCATTTAGACCTATGGAAATTTATGATTGATAGTAATATAAAAATAGCTACAGTTTTCGAGGACGATGTTTGTTTTCACAAAGACTGGGCTAGATTATCAAAAGCATATTTAGAGATTACTCCTAATAATTTCGATTTGCTTTATTTGGGCGGGCAAATAGATTATATGATGAGCGGGAATGTATTAATGACACCTACGTTCTGCACACATGCATATGTAATTACTCTTGAAGGAGCTAAAAAACTCTATAAATTATTAATTGAATGTCCAAAAGGTGTTAGCACAATTGATTGTATGTTACTCGATTTAATGAAACAGGTTGTATTTTATAACGTAGAACCTGTACCATTTGTATGGTATACATGGAATGCCACTATGTTTCCTGATCCGATTGCAGTAGCAGACCCAGATTGGGCAAAAAGGAATCATGGATTAGTCTTCCAAGATGCGCGGTTTGAGAGTGATGTAAGGATATGGAAATAAAGTATTACGTCAATGACCAAAAACTAGGTGTTATGTAGTTTTTGGAGGTGTTGTACTTTTTTTTGTATTTTTTTATTTTTGTTTTTTATTTACTTCTTGCCCTTCTTCTTGTCTTTCTTGGGCTTGGTCTCCTCCGCCGCCAGATGCGCAGCATATGCAGCCTCGCATTGCGCACGGTCAGTGTCCTTCTCGGTATCAGACTTGTCATCTGTTTCCTCCTCGTCAGATTCAGCGACCTTCTCGGGCTCAGTCGTCTTCTTCTTGGACTTCGTCGCCTTCTTAGGCTTCTCCTCCTTCTTAGGCTTCTCCTCCTCCTTGGACTCCGTCGCCTCATCATCGGTCGTTGGAGAAGTAGAGATGTGAGAGGCCTTGAACTCAGCTTTCTCCTCATCCGTGAGGTTCTTCCAAGAAGTAGCTGCTGCAGCAATCATTTGCTTGGGCGGCATCTTCTCGTTGTCCTCATTCGCCTTGTAATCGATGTAGAACTGCTTTACATATAGGTTGTAAGCACTTGGGGCGCGAGGCTTGCGAGGAATCTTATCAGAAGTCGTCTCATCAATCACCTTGGAGTCGGCCTCAGCCTTGGAAGCCTTCGGGGTCTTCGCAGTCTTGGTGCCAGCCATTTGTAGGTTGAGGGGAGATGTGTAGGTATTTGTTTGCTTGGTTAGCTTTATAATCAAATTTTAAAAGCAAATCATTTTTTTAATTTTTCCTGTCAAATTTTTTACAAATTCGATTATAAACCTTTGAATTTCCAAAAGTACACATCTTTGGAAATTAGTATACATATAAGTTTTACAGTTTGCCTTTATTTGTGAGAAGAGAAATGTTGCGCACATGAACTAGAATAGCATCTACTTCATCATCTGTATCAGCTTCGAATGTCATATTAGTAAACATGAAAGGTTGCTGAGGCTGGATCGGATGACTAGGCTGATGTTTTTCTTGTACAATTGTCTTATATTTGGCTTTCTCTGCATCGCTTAGTTCTTTCCAAACAAGTGCTGCCATACAAATGATATCTTTAGGTAGCTTCTTGTGTTTTTTACTATCATGCTCGGAAGAGTTAGACTTGTATTTAGAAAAGAAGTCCTTTATAAAGTTATTATAAGCACTCGGTGTACGTTTTGTTTTCTCACTCATTTCTGTTAAACTTAAATTTAGATAATTAGGAAAATCAAATTTTTAAATTTTCCTAATTATCTAAATTTAAGTTTAAAGGGAAAAAATCGAATTTGTAAAAAATTTGACAGGAAAAATGAAAAATTTGATTTGCTTTTAAATTCGAAACTAAAACTGTAATACAGACATAAATACCTACACACCTCCTCCCAACCATATCAAAATGGCCAAGACTGCTGCTACCGATGCTTCCAAGACCCCGAAGGCTGCGAAGCCTGAGAAGGCCGAGAAGCCTGAGAAGCCTGCCAAGGCACCGAAGGCCCCGAAGCTGGACGCTGATGGAAATGTGAAGGCGAAGCGTGCGCCGACTGCTTACAACAACTTTGTCAAGGACTTCTACAAGAACTACAAGGAGAACGAGGACAATGAGAAGCAGGCACCAAAGGAGATGATTCGTATGGCTGCTGCTGCCTGGAAGGATCTAAGCAATGATGACAAGGCATCCTATAAGACAGTTGCTGCTGATACGCCAGCCTCAGTTGAGGAAACGGCGGAGGAGCCTGTCGAGGAGGAGAAGCCTAAGAAGGCAAAGAAATCCAAGAAAAGCAAGAAGACAGCAGAGCCTGAACCCGAGGATGAGCCGAAGTCTGATGCCGACGATGAGCCGAAGTCTGATGCCGAGGAAGAGCCCAAGAAGGGCAAGAAGGGAAGCAAGAAGAAGTAGAAAAGTCTACAATAAAAATATATAAAAAATACAAAAAAAAAGAATACCACCACTAGAAGATAAGATAACACTTATCTTTTGGTCATTTATGGAGCATTTATGCGTCATTTATGGAGCATTTATGCGTCATTTATGGAGCATTTATGCGTCATTTATGGAGCATTTATGCGTCATTTATGCGTCATTTATGGCGCTTGGAAAGGGATACGGTTCAATATCCCATATGTATTCATTATTATAGGGGTCTTCCCAATTGTCATTTTCGTAAAATGGTTCAAATTCATAGTGAAATATCTCTGGTTCGAGTAACCTATTAAATATATATAGTCCACAATTACGACATGGGAAATTTACATGAGCACATAACATACAATAAAAGGGATTGATTTCAATATCAAAATCTGCATATCCACATTGATATGCACCGACTTCATTTTTCAATAATTCTTTTAATCTCCGCGATTTATTTTTGGCCCAAGAAACTCTCGGTTTTTCCCGCGAAATTGTAGCTATAACTTCAGAATAAACTTCGCGCCATATTCGTTCCTGCAATTCAATCGGTAATCTTCCAACACTAATCTTTACATTTGAATCCATTCTACTATATATAATTTTTGTCTTTATATTTTGTTTATTTATTTATTTTGTTTATTTATTTTGTTTATTTATTTTGTTTATTTATTTTGTTTATTTATTTTGTTTATTTATTTTATATAGTTTATTTATTTTATTGTAGTTCAACTGCTGTTCTATCAGTAGTTGATAAAGCCGACGAATAAATACTGAGCCAGTAAAGTTGCCCATTAAATGTATTCGTTGTGGGTGTTGCTGGTTTATCAGATCCAAGCACATCTGGATTTCCTGATGGTGTAAATGATAGATTATTGATTGTAGTCGAGACTGTATTGCCACTATTTGTATAAATACTGTAATTTTGAGATGTCCCAGTGCTTGGTGCAATAATTGAAGTTATCGAACCATAATATGCTCCAGAACCACTTGATGATCCATATGCATTTGTTCCAAATGATGATATAAATGTTGTATTAAATGTTCCTATTATACCAACACCCATCCATTGATTCGCACTCGCGGTTCCAGTGCCAAGTAGTCCTCTTTCTGTATTTGTGCCTGCCATAATTCCATTCTTAAAACATATTGATGAAGCTACTTGTGTTGAAGGAAGTGTTCCAGATGGAAGTGTCATATATATAGTTGTCCCCGTAAAATCAACGAGACCAAGAGTATTATTATAAATTGCGGCATTCCCAGAAACTCCTGTTGCATTCTTTCCATTTCCTGATTGGTCATACCATATAGCTACATATGCTGTTCCTGCTCCTACCCAAGTTGTAAAGGATGTCCCTGTGCCGGTTGAATTGGTGTTTAGAGCCCCATTTACATAATAGAAATCTTGGGGAGTTGTGAAGGTATTTGCTGTCGATAATTTAATAACTGGACCAGTATATCCAGTTCTCACGCGCCGTGTAGAAAAGAGTAATGTTGGTGTGGCAGTTACTGAATCAAGTGCATATGTGCCTTGAGTTGTGAGATATCTCACAATTACTACACCTTGGTATCCATTTCCACCTGTTACATTTGTATTCGCGTCTCTAGCACCTCCTCCACCACAACCATAGTTGGTTGCATTATTTCCATTACCAGTAGAAGATCCATTTCCTGCACCGATTCCACCTTGACCTAATGTATTTCCACTAGCAACTCCTCCACCTCCTCCTGAACAATAAAAATATGGATTTCCTGATATTGCATTTAAAATACCTGCACCACCATTTCCACCAACTCCGTTTGTAGCTGCTGTACCACTTGCACTTGCACCACCACCACCTCCTGCACTACCCGCTTCAAAACCAATTCCACCTGAATTTCCTTGACCAGTTGATGGTGTACCGCCAGAACCAGCACCATTGAATTGCGAACCTCCACCACCACTCCCACCATTTGCACCATTTTTAGATGTAGAATTCACACAGCCACCGCCGCCGCCTCCACCAACTGAAGCAGTAAATCCTTGTAAAGAAGAATTTTGACCAGAATTACCTTGAGTACCTGACCCTCCAACTGTTCCAGATGTTGTTCCTGTACCATTTGAACCAACAGTTATCGAATATGTTCCTGTAGAAATAGTTTGATTTGGAAAATATAAATATCCACCTGCGCCTCCACCACCACCTCTATCACTTCCACCAGCTCCTCCGCCTGCAACTATAAGTACATCACATACTATTGAACTGGTAGTAGTTAACGAGAAAGTACTGCCAACAGTTGTAAATGCAACTACTGTATATGGTCCCGCAGATGTTGTAGTCCCGCCAACATTCGTTACTGATATAGAAAGTGTGGTTACACTTGTACCACTTGGATACGCCACACTACTATTTGCTGCCGCACCTGTTAATGCGATTCCAGGTATATCTGATATACCTAAACCAGGGACTGGTATATTTAATGAATAATAAGGTATAATTGTAAATGTATATGTTGTATTTAATGACAAACCTGTAACGCTATATGACCCACTTGAATTTGTTAAAATAGTAAGATTAGAAGTATTTCCACCGCTTGCAGGAGGTGTCCATACTACATTTACATATGATGTATAATTACCAAAAGCGCCCCAATTTACCTGTAAACTTGACGATCCAATACTTGTAATTGCAGTTGTTGCCGCGCTTACAGTAGCTACACGCGATCCAGGTATTAAACAAGTTTTATATAGAGTATTTGCATCATCGTCTATTATTTTTGTATTTAATAACATAAGTTCACTAATAAATCCTTTTAGACTATATGAATTGAGAGCACTATTCGTGGGACTCCCAAAAACTGAAAAAGGTTCAACATAATATGACAGATTTATCTTCGACACATCGCGGTCTCTTACAGCTACTATATAGTTCCAATTTTTATCATAATATACACCGGGTGCAGCTCCGCCGCTTCCGCCGCTTCCGCCACTTCCGCTGCCTGTAACAGCACTACCACGACCATCAGATTGCAAAGTGCCGCCAATATATCCTTTTGAATTATTTATGTAAAAGTAGCTATTATATGGCGCTAAGAAATCACCAGTATAATTACTCGTGCTTGTAAATGCGAGACCATAAATGTTACTATTGGCAAATCTATATCCAATATTGCTATTATATGTAGAAGAAAGAATAGTCTGAAAACTATTTGGCACAGCGTTAGAATATGTATATGTATTTGTAGCTATAGTATAACAATTTTGAATAGGATTTATAAAAGTTAAATTAGAACCATTTCCAGGAAAATATATACCATTCAGAGACATATAAGGTTGGCTAGAAGTAGTATTTTGTATAAGATTATTCCCGTTGCCCGATTGATCATACCATACACTAACTTTAGCAGAAGTTGCATTTATCCACGGAATATAATTACTTTGAGTTCCGATTGGACTTGTATATGATAAATTACCTAGTAAATCTGAATAAAAATCTATATAAGTAGAATCAGATTGACGCACAGTTCTTACAACAGGACCCTGATAATATGGATTTCTAAGTGTTGTTGAATAAAGACCTATAATATTATTATTAGGGAAGAATATTCCTGACATCTATTATATTATTTTTTATTTTTATTATACATTGTTCCTTTACTAGAGACTTATATTTTTTATATGGCATAAGGATTTCCTGACATGTTTTTATATTGATTGTAATTCGTTGCTACAGAAACTGTACCAGTTGCTGGTAAAATTCCACTGTACATTCTCGCCATTGCTAAATATATTTTTCCAGTTCTCGTGGGTGCAAGTCCTGTAGCTCCATTCACAGCACATGTTCCAATATAAAATAATTTATCTGGACCAATACTTATATTAGTACCCGATCCACCCAATATACTAACTGCTGTACCATTTAAATATATTATAGATTGATTGCCAGTTGGTTTACAAACAAATACCAAATGAGACCAAGTAGTAGTTGACGGTTGTGAATTTATAGGTGATGGTCCATTATAACTCCATTCAGAATAGGTATTTGTATACGTTGCAGCTCCCCAATACCATCCTCCACCATTACCAGACACAATATTTAAATATGGTGATGAAGTTGCTCCACCGTATCCCATAAGACTTGGAAAAGATGTTGATGTACTCAGTGATGTCACTTTTACCAGACATTCAAAAGTAAAACCGCCGGTTAATACCGAACCTCCCCAAGGAGCCTCTGTATTACTCTGAAGATATGAAATATTGTCTGTTAAATTTGCACACATTGCACCAGTTGTGGTGTATGATGGAGTTCCACCTCCCATCCATGTAAGATTTACACCATTAGTTGACAAATCAGTAACCGATGACCCATTATAATTTGATGTATTAGTAAAGTCCCAATAGCCTAACAATGTTGGAGAAGCGGGTGTAGAACGAGGAATTGCAACTGTAATTGAATCAACACATATAGACGAATCGAGTGAAATTGATGCAGTTGCTTGTAGTGTTAATGTGTGAATATTTGATGTAGCTGTAAATGATGTACATGTCTTGTATTGCCATGATGTCCATGTTATCGATGTAGGAGAGTATATTGTAGTTGAGGTTGGTGTAGTATTTACCAATGCTGTAAAAATGCCTCCAGTTGATGCTACATTTCTATTTGTAATACTCATATACACAATATACGAAACTCCGATAGTAAGATTTGTTATAGTCCCATATGCTGTAGGAGTTGGGTATGGAGAACTTGGTCCATATACAGATAATATAATAACAGCATTACCATCAGATGTAGCTGGTCCCCAGTTTGTTGATTGTATATTATTATTTACAATTGATGCACCAGTTCCATTTACGGTCCAACCTGCACACGCAGTTCCAGGTGGTATTCTGGCATTATAGGATACTTGCCAACTTGTCGGAGCTATTGGTGTTGTTGCCTCAAGTGATGGATTTATAATCATGGGATTTGTAGAAATTGCAATAGTCAGAGCATCTATCATTACTGACTTGCTTGCAATAGTTCCAGCAAGAGTTATAGTGTGTGTAGTTGATGTTGCTATAAATGGTTGACATTTAATTTGAGTCCACGTTGTTACATTTGTTATAGCAGATGATGAATATATTGTGGTTGTTGCAGAAGATGTATTCACAGTCGCAGTGAACGCATTTCCACCATTTGAGCCTGCAATTGGTGGGGACAACACCCATAAACTGACTATATATACTGATCCAATAACCAAGTTTGCTATATTTCCAATTGCTGTAGAAGCATTTGATGAAATGTAAATTACATTGACTCCGTCTTTTGCACCCACACTGCCATAGGTTGCAGGTGTTATTGATGGATTCAATATCGTAGCCGCACCTGCAGTTCCGGTAAAAGTCCATCCTATACAAGTTATACCTGATGCATTTGACATCAACCCACCAGACCATCCTGATGAAGGAGATGTTGTAAACTCAACTGAAGGATTTGTGATCGTCGCTATAGGAGTAGTTACTACATATCGCACAATAACTATACCTGATCCACCATTTCCACTAATACCATTAAGACCTTGAGCTTGTCCTCCCCCTCCTGTATTTGCAATTCCATTTCCACCACTTGTTGTTCTTAATGACCCACCGCCTCCACCAATACCTCCAAGACCTGTAGTCGAATTATTACCACCACCTCCTCCACCACCATAGTAAAGTGTAATTCCTGTTATTGAACTTGCTGCACCAGGTCCACCATCATTCCCATTTGTTCCTAAAGAATTACCACTTCCACCACCTGCTCCAGCAGCTCCTCCACCTCCGCCGCCTGTATCTCCAGAAGAATAAGTGCCTCCAATATATCCTTGACCGTAGATTGGTTGACCACCAGCAGTCATAGTTGATATACCACCACCACCACTTCCACCAGTCCCAGCTGCAATATAAGTGCCACCTGAAGTTGAATAAGCACCATACCCACCACCTGTTGAAGTGCATAAAGATCCAAATGATGAATTTCCACCTTGAGTTGGAACACCACTACTTCCACCACCACCTAATCCTCCTGACCCGACGGTAATAGTATAGGTGCCTGGTTGAAGTGTAATATTTGTCATATATTGAACACCACCGCCTCCGCCGCCACCTCCACCTACTGGACTTTGTCCAGCACCGCCACCACCAGCAACTACAAGTATGTCACATACAGAAGTTTTATTAAGTGTGAAAGTGCTTGTGCCTGTCTGTAAAAACTGATGAATCATATACGAAGATCCACTTATTGCCACTGGTCCGCTTACGACCCCACCAGTTGCAACGGGCAAGACCGCCTCAATTGCTGAAAATGACGCCATTGGCACATTGAAATTTGTGGTGTATCGCGCCACCCCATTTGTAATTCGAACATCATCAATATAACCAACCCATGAACCATCCCACGATCCACCCCAACCAATATTAATCGTGTTGTTTGATATATTCAAGTTACCAGTAATTGTAGTCGATGAAACGTTAACGCCATTTATATACAAAATTAAATTTGAACCATTTCTTACAACTGCAAGATGATACCACGTATTTTTATTAAATGTTGAAGTTACATTATAATTAGTGGTACCCACTGCAAAGTCACAATTTAGAGTTGTATTATCAACATACATGCGCCAGCACCCTGAAACAGGTGGTGAATTATTATTTTGGTAATTTCCCATAATACCATACCAATTTACTGTATTGCCATTTGTATTATAAACCCAACACTCGATTGTAAAATTATTACCTGAGAAATCATATAGACCTGAACATGCTGGTGTAGTAATCTGGTATCCATTCATTTGATTTTGACCAATAAATCCAGGAAAATACAATGCATTTCCAAACGTTTTGTTTGTATATGGATATGTGCTCGATGGCGCGACTGCTATACTTGCACCATTTGCCGCAGTCATAGTAGCGTTGTAAAAACTCGAGTCAACTATTGTCGTAGTTGTTGTTATACTTGACACTTGAGTGTCGCCATGCAGCAACAACACGGTGTTATAATAGTAAGGGTCAAAGTAGTTTCCTTGGGACTCCACAATGGACTGATCTATCGCCGACAAGACTGAGTTGAAGATCGATATAAAATTTATTTGACCGTTTATGTATTGACCCTGTGTTGGAACGTAACCAATAGCATTATTTGAAGAGCTCACATTGAGAGTCACTGAAGCAGTATTAACAGAAACTCCTTTTATATATTGTGTTACAGAGGACCCGTTATATGCAAATGTAACCACGTTTCCAACTTCTACTGTGTTTGCAGCAGTTATTGGATTTGTTCCCCATGTATTCATAAAATATGCATTCGCCGGTGTATTTGTAGAGGGACACATGCTCATTGATATCGTATTATTTCCGGGAATCCCTGTAAATAGTATTGTGTTGTTCTGAGTCGTATCCCGCTTTCCATGTCTGGCTGTTATTGTAAATGTAGGGGAACTACCGGATGGTATTGTCCCGTTTGGTAAAGTCATAAAATTGTTTCCGGAACTATTACCTCCGTATGAGCCAGCGAGCGTTGAAAAATCTAATAAATTATTATACGGATCATAAACTGGCCATGAACCAAATACAGCAGTAGCATGGTTACCTGCACCACTCTGATCCCACCATTTTACAACTGGTGCAAATATAATACTATTTGTAGAAGCCCATGATGTGTATGTTGTGCCACCGGTAAGAGCAGTCGCGAGATTTCCATTAGCATCTGCGTAAAAGTCTTGCGTGGGTGATCCGTTTGTAATTCCTTTAGAAAGAGTAATTATAGGACCTGTATAAGACGTAAGAAGACGTTTACATGCGAAAAGCCCTCTTGCATTCGCAATTGCTGATACATAATCCATAATGTAAAGAGGCATAGCTACAGTAAGGTATCTCACAATCACAATACCTGAACCACCATTTGCACCAGGATTTACTCCACCTGCCCCTCCTCCACCACCACCACTATTAGCCATGCCAGCTGTTGGTAAAACACCTGTATAACCACCATTACCCCCTCCACCTATTCCACCATATGCTGGAACACTTCCAAAACTACCACCTCCACCACCACCTCCGTAATAAGTAGGTGTTCCAGATATGCTTATTGACAGACCAGGTCCTCCAGCGCCAGAAATACTAGTTGTTGAATTTCCACCAGGCCCTCCAGCACCACCTCCACCAGAATCATATACACCACTTGCAACACCTGTCCCCCCTGGGTATCCTTGACCCGGTGTTCCAATAGCAGCAGTGCTTGTAAAACTTCCACTACCTGAACCACCCGATACTCCAATTCCTCCATTTGTTCCATTATTTTGACCACCTCCACCACCTACAGATGCAGTTAAAGCCCCAAATTGAGAATTACTACCATTTGAAGAAGAACCACCTGCTGCACCAGCTCCACCAGTTCCAACAGTAACTGTGTACGCACTTGCCGCTAGATTCTGATTCACAAAATATTGAACTCCCCCTCCACCACCACCCGCAGATACAGCACCCCCACCCCC